CGCTACCCACACCGCTAATTGCACCTGAGCCTGACGTCGAAGAAGCAAGCGCCGACGACGATGACGACATGGCTCCTTGGGAACGGTATCGTAACGACCTGCGCTATGACGCCAATGGCGACGGCGTGGTGGACGAGAACGACTTTCCCGATTGGCGGAGTGCTGGCAAGTGAGCCTCGTAACGCTCCAACAGAAGCTGGGCGTCACCGCTGACGGTGCGTTTGGCCCCGGTACGCTTAAGGCCGCTGCGGCCTACTATAAGCTGAACAAGAACCGCGCTGCTCACTTTTTCGCCCAGACGGCGCACGAGAGTGGTAACTTCACAGCGTTCAGCGAGAACCTGAACTACAGCGCGAAGGGCCTGCGCGGCATCTTCCGCAAGTATTTCCCGACGGACGCCCTCGCCAACGCCTACGCCCGCCAGCCGATGAAAATCGCGAACCGTGTCTATGCCAGCCGCATGGGCAACGGCCCCGAGAGCAGCGGCGACGGGTGGAAGTATCGTGGTCGCGGCCCGCTCCAGCTTACCGGCAAGGACAACTACCGCGCGTTCGGCCGGTACATCGGGCGCGAGCAGGAGGTGTTGGACAATCCCGACATTGTGGCTACCGAGCTGGGCTTCGAGAGCGCCCTGTGGTTTTTTGACCACAACAAGCTCTGGTCGATCTGCGATCAGGGTGTCGGCGACGCGGCCATCCTCGCACTCACCAAGCGGATCAACGGCGGCACCCACGGCCTCGACGACCGCAAACTGAAGACCAAGAAATACGCCGCTTGGTTGTAGGAGAAGTAGCATGAACCTGAAGAAACTCATCAAGAAGGTCGCCAAGGACGAGCTGGAGAAGAAAATCCTCCCCATGCCCGACGCCCAGCCGCAGACCGGCAAGAAGGCGAAAATTGCAGGCGGTCTAGCCGTCGTCGCGGCAGTCGCGACTGCACTGTCTCAGTATCTCAGCGGGTAGTAATATCCGCCAAAAATATGTAAGGAGTGGGGTATGGCCACTGCGATGACATTCACGACGTTGAAGGAGGACGTGCAGCGCTACCTCGAGCGCGGCGCGACGCTGGCGTCCGACCCCATCGTCTTCGAGCAAATCCCCCGCCTGATCAACCTCGCCGAGCGTCGCATCGCCCGCGAGTTGAAGATCCAAGGCTTCATCAACGTCGTCGTGACGACGATACTGCCTAACTCGTCGGTGCTGCCCAAGCCCGACCGCTGGCGCGACACCGTGTCGGTCTTCATCGGCACCGGCACCAATGGCGACACGCGCAAGCCGCTGTACACGCGCAGCTACGATTACCTGCGCAGCTACTGGCCCGACGCGACCCAAACCGGCGAGCCGATCTTCTACGCCGACTATGACTACAACCACTGGCTGGTCGCGCCGACGGCCGACATCGAATACCCCGTCGAGATCCTGTACTACCAGCTTCCGGCCCTCCTCGACGAGGAGGCGCAGACCAACTGGCTGACCGAAAACGCACCCGAGGTGCTGCTCTACGGCACGCTCCTCGAGGCGACGCCCTTCCTCAAGAATGACGAGCGCATCCCGGTATGGCAAAACATGTATGACCGCTCGGCGGCGATGCTGAATGGCGAGGATCTGGCGAAGATCCTCGATCGCAGCGCCACGCGCAAGGAGGCTTAAAGATAATGTCGAACTCGTTTACACAGGTCTTCGGCGGCACCACCATCTACCCCGCCGACGTCTCCTACCTCGCACTGACCCTCGACGGCGACGTCAGCCTCGAGTGGCCCCTCGAGGCGACTGCGGGCAGCACTGTCGTTGCCCGCATCATCGACATCACTCCCAGCGGCCCCTACACGATCACGATGCCTGACGCGACGTCGGTCAGCGTCGGTCAGACTGTCCTGTTCAACAACCTCGGCCCCAGCACCATCACGGTCGATAAATACGACGGCAACGGCATTCTGAGCATTGCGGCCGGTGAGCAGTGGCAGGCCTACCTCATCAACAACACCACGCCCGGCGGCACTTGGCGCACGCTGCGCTATGGCGCGGCCACGGCGCAGGCTCAGGCGGCCGCTCTGGCAGGCCCCGGCCTCACGACCAGCGGCTCGGCCCTCGCACAGAATTACGACGTCGTCGACTTCTCCGCCACGCCCTACAGCCTCACTGGGCCTGACCGCGCCAAGGTGCTGGTCTGGACGGGCGGCCTCGGCACGCTGAACCTTCCCACGGCCGCAGCCGCTGGCGACGGTTGGTTCGTGCAGGTGCGCAACAGTGGTCAGGGCGACCTGACCATCGACCCGTCGGGCTCGGAACTCATTAACGCCGGATCCACCCTCCTCCTGCAGCCGGGCGACAGCGCGGTCATCGTCGGCGATGGCGTGCAGTGGTACACGATCGGCCTCGGCCAGCAGGCCGTCTTCGCCTTCGACTATACGTCGGTCGCAGTCACCGGCGGCACGTACACCCTCAGCGGCTCGGAACTGAACCGCATTGCCTACAAGTTCACCGGCACGCTAACCTCGAACTCGGTCATCGTCGTGCCCGCGACCGTGCAGCAATACTGGGTCAACAACGCGACCACCGGCCCCTTCACGCTGGGCCTGCGCGCTGCGGGCAGCGCCACCGTCACGAATATCAACCAGAACGCCACGGCGATCCTGTACTGCGACGGCACGGACATCGTCCCCGCCACCACGTCGGCACCCTTCGCAGGCATCCTGCCCATAACGCAGGGCGGCACGGGCGCGAGCAGCGCAGCCTCGGCACGCACCAACCTCGGCGCGACGGGCATCGGCTCGACCGTCTTCACCGCCGCCACCACAGCCGCAGCGCGCACGGCCATCGCCGCCGCAGCCAGTGGCGCGAACAGCGACATCACCTCGCTGACCGGCCTCACGACGCCCCTCAGCGTCGCTCAGGGCGGCACGGGCGCGAGCGTCGCGGCCACCGCACGCACCAACCTCAGCGCGGCTGCCAGCGGCGCGAACAGCGACATCACCTCGCTCAACCCAGCCAGCGGTCTGACTGTTGGTGCGCCGACCGGCGGCGCGCAGGGCCTCGGCACGATCAACGCGACCGGCCTCTTCATCAACGGCGTGGGCGTCGGCACGGGATCCGGCTCCGTCACTAGCGTCGCCTTCAGCGGCGGCACGACCGGCCTGACTGCAACCGGCTCGCCGATCACCACGTCGGGCACGATCACTTTGTCCGGCACGCTTGCCGTCGCCAACGGCGGTACAGGTCAGACCACGTACACCAACGGGCAGTTGCTCATCGGCAACACCACAGGCAACACGCTTACGAAGGCCACACTGACCGCAGGCAGCGGCATCACCATCACGAACGGCAGCGGGTCGATCACGATTGCCGCCACCGGTGGGGGTGGTACTGTCACGAGCGTCGCCTTCAGTGGCGGCACGACGGGCCTCACCGTCACCGGCTCGCCCATCACATCTAGCGGCACGATCACGCTGGCTGGCTCTCTCGTAGTCGCCAATGGCGGCACCGGCGCGACCAGCGCCTCGGGCGCTCGCCTCAACCTCGGCGCGGCAGCCAGCGGGGCGAACAGCGACATCACGTCGATCACCGGCCTGACGACGGCTCTCGCCTTCTCGCAGGGCGGCACGGGCAACACCTCGTACACCGACGGGCAGCTGCTCATCGGTAATACGGCTACGGGCGGTCTGTCGAAGGCGGCCATCACGGCAGGCAGCGGCATCACCGTCACGAACGGAAACGGCTCGATCACCATCGCCTCGACGGCGGGTGGCGGGTCGGTGACGAGTGTCGACGTCAGCGGCGGCACGACTGGCCTGACGGCCACGGGCGGCCCGATCACCGGCAGCGGCACGATCACGCTGGGCGGTACGCTGGCCGTCGCCAATGGCGGCACCGGCTCGACCACGGCGTCTGGCGCTCGCACGGCGCTCTCCGTCCCGTCGACCACTGGCACGGGTGCGTCGGGCACTTGGGGCATCAGCATCACCGGCAATGCGGCCACGGCCACTGACGGCGTCGTGACGACTGGCACCTACTCCAACCCCGCGTGGATCACCGCGCTGGCTGGGTCGAAGATCACCGGCAACATCACGGGCAATGCGGCCAACGTGACAGGCACTGTCGCGATCGCCAATGGCGGCACCGGCGCGACTACCGCCGCACTGGCACGCACCGCCCTCGACGTCCCGACGCGCACAGGCACCGACGCCAGCGGTACGTGGGGCATCAGCATCACTGGCAACGCCGCGACGGCGACCAATGGCGTCGTCACCACGGGATCTTACGCCGACCCGGCGTGGATCACGTCGCTGGCTGGAAGCAAGATCAGCGGCAACATCACCGGCAACGCGGCGAACGTCACGGGCACTGTCGCAGTCGCCAATGGCGGCACAGGCCAGACGACGTACACCAACGGGCAGCTGCTGATCGGTAACACGACCGGCAATACGCTTACCAAGGCGACGCTGACGGCTGGGTCTGGCATAAGCATCACAAACGGCAGCGGCTCGATCACCATCGCAGCCACTGGCGCGAGCGGCACGGTGACCAGTATCGACGGATCGGGCGGCACGACCGGCCTGACCCTGTCTGGTGGTCCGATCACCACGACCGGCACGCTCTCGCTCGGTGGCACCCTCGTGGTCGCGAACGGTGGCACCGGTGCGACAACCGCAGCGGGTGCGCGCACGGCGCTTGATGTACCGTCGACCACGGGCTCGGGCGCGTCGGGTACGTGGGGTATCAGCGTCACTGGCAGCGCGGCAAACGTCCCGAACGGCGTCGTCACGACCTCCAGCTATTCGGATCCGACGTGGATCGCGTCGCTCGCTGGTTCCAAGATCACGGGCAACATCACCGGTAACGCAGCCAATGTCACCGGCACTGTTGCGGTCGCCAACGGCGGCACCGGCGCGACCACAGCCGGAGCAGCGCTCACCAACCTCGGCGCGTACGCCGCATCGAACCCGGCGGGCTACACCACCAACACCGGCACGGTCACCAGCGTCAGCGGAACGGGCTCGGTCAACGGCCTGAGCCTCTCGGGCACGGTCACCACCTCGGGCAACATCTCGATCAGTGGGTCTGTTACATCGGTTGCCACTACGGCCACCATCGACGGTGTCACAATCGGCTTCCGCAGCATCCCACGCTCGACCACTACCACCACCGCTGTCGTAGGCGACGTAGGTAAGTGCATCGCCGTGACGGCAGGCATCACCATCCCCAACGCCACATTCGCGGCGGGCGACGCGGTGTCGATCTACAACAACAGCGCATCGGCGGTGACCATCACGCAGGGCGCGAGCCTCACACTCCGGCAGGCGGGCACGACCAACACCGGCAACCGCACTCTTGATGCGCGAGGCATGGCGACGATCTGGTTCAACAGCTCAAGCGAGGCGATCATCTCCGGCGCGGGTGTCAGCTAATGAGCGGCATCCAGATGGCGTTGCTAGGCGTCGCGCAGAACGTCACGATCGTGCTGACCAGCCAGACTGGCCTAAACTCCATCGTCGACCAAGTCGGCTCGGGAACTGCCACTGTGTCGTACCAGATCGCCAGCAACGGCAAGGTCTTCAAGACTATAGGAGCCACTACCACTGAGATCGAGCAGTGGTGCACGCCCACCTCCGCCGCCGGGAACTATGAAGTGTTTGCCACACTGAACAGTTCAACCGGCAGCGGCTTGGCATCGGGCACGACGGGCGCGTGGCTGGCGCTGACGTCGAATAGGACGTGGACTGTAAACGAGAGCACATCGGGGAACCTCTCTGGCGCTGAACTCGGCATGCAAATTCGCAAGGTCGGCACCGGAACCGTACTCGCGACCGCCACCATCAACCTTGAGGCCGAGGTGCTGTAATGGCTGAACAGATCGTCCAGATAAAGTCGCTGCCCGGCATCAAGCGGGACGGCACGCGCCTCGAGGGCGACCAGTATGTCGACGGGCAGTGGGTCCGCTTCCAGCGCGGGCTGCCGAGGAAGATGGGCGGCTACCGCTCTATCAACAAGTTCCTGCGCGGCCTGCCGCGCACACTGCTCGAGTATACGCAGGATCTCCAGACCTACGTCCACGCAGGCTCGGCCGATCGCGTGGAGCGCTTCTACATCGACGGCTCGTACAACACGAGCGTCATCACGGACCGCACGCCCACGACAGGCCTAACCGCCAGCGACGCCAACCTCTGGCAGTTCGCAGTCTCGTACGACACCGCCTCCGGCAACAAGATCGCCGCGCAGGTTGCGCCGAACCTCAACTGCATCTGCAACAGCGAGGGTGGTGAGATCTTCACGGGCGACCTCCTCGGCACGGCGGCTCTGACGCCTGTCGCTGGCGCGAAGAAGCCCCCAAACTTTAACTGCACCGGCGGCATCGTCAGCCTCGCGCCGTACCTCTTCGCCTTCGGCAATGACGGCTACGTGGCGTGGTCCGTGCCCAACCGCCCAGACGACTTCACTGGCTCGGGCGCGGGCAATGCGCACGTCACCGGTCAGAAGATCGTGCGCGGCATGCCCCTGCGTGGCGGACCGGGCAACAGCCCCTCCGGCCTCTTCTGGTCGGCCGACAGCCTCATCCGCGCCAGCTACATCGGCGGCACGGCCCTATTCCAGTTCGACACGATCAGCGCGCAGACGTCGATCATGGCCGCGCAGTCGGTCATCGAGTATGACGGCGTCTTCTACTGGATCGGCACCGACCGCTTCCTGATGTTCAACGGCGTCGTGCGCGAGGTCGAGAACAACCTCAATCTGAACTTCTTCTTCGACAACCTGAATTACGCCCAGCGCCAGAAGGTCTTCGCCATGAAGGTGCCGCGCTTCGGCGAGATCTGGTGGTGCTTTCCCTTCGGAACCAGCGAGGAACCGAACCACGCCATCGTCTACAACGTCCGCGAAAATACGTGGTACGACACAGCCCTTCCGAATGAGGGGCGCGGCGCGGGCCTCTTCCCCGCCGTCTTCCGCAAGCCCCTGATGTCGGGCGTGCAGCCGCAAGAGTTCACCGCCTTCGAGGCGACGGTGGCGGCCGGTGGCACTGGCTATGCGGCGGGCGACATCCTCACCGTAAGCGGCGGCTTCGGCCAGATCGACGCCGAACTGACTGTCACGACAGTCGGTGGTGGCGGCGCGGTGACGGGGGTGTCGATCAGCAACGCGGGCAGCTACACCGAGATCCCAGCCAACCCTGTCGCAGTCACTGGCGGCAGCGGCCTCGGCGCGACGTTCAACATCGTCTTCGAGCAGCCCTACAAGTTCTGGGTCCACGAGGTCGGCACCGACGAGATCGACGGCCTGACACTGAACCCGATCCAGTCCTACTTCGAGACGGCGGACATCTCTCTGCCCGTCACCAGCGGCATCAACAAGTCCCTGCAGGTGCTGATGCTCGAGCCGGACTTCGTCCAGAGCGGCGACATGACGGTGCAGGTCACGGGCCGCGCCAACGCCCGATCGCCCGAAGTCGACGGCCCGATCATGACGATAACGGAGACCGCGCAGACGCCGCAGGAGCAGGTGGTCTTCCTGAAAACACAGCGGCGAGAGTTGCGTTTCCACTTCGAAAGCAACACGCTTGGGGGTGATTATCAGATGGGTACGGTCCTCGCTCACGTCCAGCCGGGCGACGGGACGACCCTCGGATGATCAACCCGCTCGGAATGACTTGGCAAGACTGGGCTTCATCGGTTATATTGGCCGTCGGCGACGCGTGGTCATTCGGGACACCCCCCGAGGAAACTGCGTGGCGCGATTGGGCAACGGGGCTTGTACGCGCGTCTCCTTTTACGCAGCGCACCCTTCCTGATCCTTACCAGTTCTCGGACTGGCGTGACTGGGCAATGCGCGCCTATCCGATGCTTGAAAGTACAGGTTGATGGACGAGAATTATATCCCCGGATTTACAAACCACCTCTATTCGGCCGTGCCGGATTACGGCATGTATGCGGGCCAGCCCCAATACAATGACGTGACCATGTACGGCGAGAAGGTCGGCTCGCCTTACGGCCTGATGTCCGACGAGTATAACACGTCCGTCGGCACGATGGGCGGCGACGTCATGCTCGGCAACGACATGACCATGGGCGCACCGGCCGCTGGTCCGACGACCGCCGTCACCAGCCCCTACGCCAAGCCCAGCCTGACGCCCGGCTTAGACTTCGCCACTGACCGTGGCGGGCAGCAGGGCTACTATTTCGTGACCAACGCCGGACGGGTCGCCAAGACCAAGGCCAACCCCACCGGCTTCGTCTCAGCGGATCCGAACGCACAGTATCGCCTCGTCAACGAGCGCGGCCAGAATGTGGTCGTCACCAGCGGCTCTGGCGAGCAGGGTCTGCGCGACGCCTATGCCGCAGCCCAGCGCCTGTCGACTGAGGGCGGCACTAAGGCCAACTGGTATCTCGAGCGCTCAGGCCCCGAGGGGCAGTGGACGCGCATCGCAGACGACGACCCGAAGGGCAGCGACCTCGGCGTCGCGGGTAAGATCCTCGGCGCGGCGCTGCCGATCGCGACAGCCTTCATCCCCGGCCTCGGCGTACTTGGCACGATTGCCATGCAGGCCGCATCAGGCGCTGCCGGTTCGGCACTGGCGGGCGGCGACCCCTTAAAGGGCGCAGTCATCGGCGGCCTCACAGCGGGCGGCGGTCAGGTTCTTGGGCCGGCTATCGGAAGGGCCGCCCCCGCACTTGGCGCAAATGCGGCTGGCGCGATCGGCACCGGCCTCGGCGCTACTGCAGGCGGCCTCGCTACGGGTCAGAACCTCAAAAACTCGCTGCTCGGCGGATTGGCGTCAGGCGCGGCGTCTTACGTCGCACCACAGGTCCTCAACAAACTCGGTATACAAATGCCGGGCGCACCGGGCGGATCAACTTACACTCCCGAGGGTGGTTACGCTATAACTGGGGCTAAACCGCCCAGCTTTGCACTAAGCAATCAAGGTGGGTCTGCGCCGAAAGGCGATCCGGGCGCAGATAATCTCGAACCTCGGGACATTGTCGTCAACGCCAATAGGGTGCCCTTCACGCCGGCGATGCCTGCACCTCCCATCACTCTCCCAACGGGTATGTCTCCCATCGACGCTGGCATGATCCCGCCACCAGATGCGGGTCTCCTCGACCAAGCCGCTCCCGAAGATATCGTCGTATCGGGCGCAAAACCTACGTACCCCATGCCGGATATCGTTAGTCCAATCCCTCTCGCATTGCCGGGCTTACAAACGCTGCCGACAGGCCCACAGCCCGATCTGCTCAAGGACGTCAACCCCGAGGCTCCGCCCGAGAACAACACACTGCAGGACATCATCGACTACCTGCGCCTCGCCGGCCTCGCCACCAGCACACTCGGCGGCCTTGTAGGTGGCGGCGGTGGCGGCGGGGGCAGTAACTTCCGCGTACCGGGCGGCATGGGCGCACTCAGCCCAGTCTTCGGCTCGCAACTGCCGCCACCCAACTTACCGGGTGGTGTCGGCGGTGTCGGTGGTGGCGGCACAGGCGCACGTCCCCCGAGCGACCTCGCTGGACAGGGCCTCTCAAGCCCGATCGACTATTACCGCTATGGCTACGGCCCAGAGCAGAGCTTCTTCAATTACGCGCCGCAGGGCGAGCCAAACAAGAGCGAGGCCTACACCGGCTACGCCGAGGGCGGCTTTGCCGTCGAGGGGGCGGGCGACGGCCGCGACGACAAGATCCCGGCGCTGCTTTCCGACGGCGAATATGTTATCGACGCCGAGACGGTCGCACTGCTAGGCAACGGCTCGAACAAGGCGGGTGCGGAGCTGCTCGACAAGTTCCGCGTCAACGTGCGCAAGCAGAAGGGCCAGAAGCTGGCGCGCGGTGAATTTAGTGAAGACGCAAAGAGGCCTGAACATTACATGGCCGGAGGGCACGCATAATGGCGCTGAGTGATTTCTTGAACAACGGGCAGCTGCCTGCGGGGTCGACCTTCACGTCGAAGACCAGCGAGACGGTGCTGCCTGAGTGGTACACCAATTACGCCATGCAGCTGCTTTCTAATCAGCAGGCATTGGCCGCGAACCCGCTGCAGCTGTATCAGGGACCGCGCGTCGCCGAGTTCTCGCCCACGCAGCAGCAGTCCTTCGGCATGACCGGTCAGGCCGCCACGGCCTACCAGCCCGCCCTGACGGCGGCCACACAGGCGA